AAACTAGCGCATGAAAACCACCCTAGCAACCCTGATGTTGGCGCTCACCCTTCAAGCCCAAGCGAAGGACTTCAAGTCCTTCGTCCAGGTACTCAACAAAGTTGAGGCCAACGGCCAGAAGAAAGGCGTGAAGCCAGGTGACTGTGGCCGGGCGATTGGTCCCTTGCAGATTCACTACAAGTACTGGCAAGATGCGCTGGAGGCTGATCCCAGCATCGGTGGCAAGTACTCAGACTGCAATAAGTGGAGCTACTCAGTGAGGGTTGTCAAGGCATACCTCAGCCGTCATGTGCCAGATGCTCTCCAGCGAATGGATTACAAAAAGATGGCCCGTGTGCATAATGGTGGACCCAGTGGACACCATGTAGTGGCCACAATCCAGTACTGGGAGGAATTTAAGAAAAACCTGTGAACCATAAAATGCAGCCAGCTACAACCAGTCGTGTGCCCCAAAAGAAAGCCAAGTTGGACCACCACCAGAAACCATTGAAGATCTCAACACCTGAGCTCAAAAAAGCCTGTCTTCTAACACCAGATTTGCTTAAAGAGGCCCCAAGCATCTTTGCCAGAGCCATTGCCAGGGGTGACATCTCCCCGCCATATAAGCACAAGTCTTGAACTGTGTATTTAAAGCCGGACAGGTAGACGAGCGATGTGGTAATACGGACTGGAAAACCCGGTCAATTCATGGACACACATTGACGGCTGGAAAGACAGCTTAGTTCTGGACGAATAGTCACGTAAGGTACTGCTGAGTGCTTGCACTATGACGCTGTACTACGATAGAGGAACAGTTAACCTGAAGTTGGGGTCGTGACCAACCCGTCTTCTGTCCACCAATACATTCCTATGAATAACCAACTAGACTTTAACCTATCTTCCACCCTTGACTTCAACCAGATGCTTGATAAGTGCTGGGCTGCCGCTTTGGGCGTAACAGTCCGGGCAAAACTCTATCAGGCTTCCTCACCAAAAGATCTTAGCTTCATCCACTGCATCTTCAGGGGCAATGAGGAGTATGACACCATCATGGTGAATTGCACCCGTGGTGGAAAGACCCAGATCATCACCATTGATAGTCCATACATGGACGATTGTGTGATCCACCCACCAATCAAGATGACCCAGGTTGAATCTGAGCAGTATCTGAATGCTGCTGGCTATGACAAGTGGAGTGTGGTTCTCTTGCGTGAGCCACTCTACTCAGTCCAGTACCCGCCACTCTACATCTACACAGTGCCTAATGTGGGCTACATGGCTGTAGACAGCACCAACGGCAACGTGTTTCAACTCTTCTAACCGATCATTGTTAAGATGGGTCCACCTTAATAACGAGGTGGACCCATTCTCTTTATAAGGTGCTCTCCAGGTTCACTGTCTTAAGCTTCTTCACAATGAACTTTACAATTGCGCTTCTCTTGATGTCTTCTTCAGTAAATTGGAATGAGTGAATGCCATTAGCTGTGCTCTCCTCGTCAGAGAACACGTTCTGAAGTTTTACAAATCCTCCTGATTTGCCCTGTCCAAGGTCTGACTGGTCAGGATCTGCAAGGATAAAGCACTTTGAAAACTCACCGATGCGGGTGAGAGTCGTAACAATTTCCTTCGATGTGCAATTCTGAGCTTCATCCAGGATTACTACCGTACAACGCCAGCTCATTCCACGAACAAAAGATAGTGGGTATATTCTGATGCGTTCTTGCTCCCAAAGTATCTTAGTCTGGTGTTGTGGCAGCAGTTCATCCAGTTTGTCTGCGAATGGGAGGTTGTAGTACTTGAGCTTGTCATCCGCATCTCCAGGCAGGAACCCTATCTTGGAATCAGAACTTTCCACAGGTGATCTCACATAGATGATTTCAGCCACCTTCTTTTCGTCCAGCAGCAGAAGGGAGCAATACACGCTCAACAGTGTTTTTGATGACCCGGCCGGACCACTGATCAGCATAACTCGAGTGTTCTTGTCTGTGGCTATTTTTATGAACTCTTTTTGTTTTTCAGACCATTTAAGATCTCGCAAGGAGAGACCTTCTTTGATTTTTTCACGTTGGTGTACCCACCTAGAAGTGTCTTTTTTTGCCACGATTTAACTACTTGTGACGGATTTTCTAACTGAGGGAAAAACTTGAAATAAATGGTATCACTAACATCTTTGGTGTTGTACCTTGGGTGTGTTCCAGAACGGAATGTAGCTCAGCCTGGTAGAGCGCTTGGTTTGGGGCCAAGAAGTCGCAGGTTCAAATCCTGTCATTCCGACCATCTTCTCATCTTCTTAACTTAACAACATGCCAGTCACAACTGAAGGAAATACGCCTGTTGACCACCCGGTCCATTACAACCGCCACCCATCTGGTGTTGAGTGCATCGACGTTGTGGAACACATGGGCTTCAACCTGGGCAATGCGGTGAAGTACATTTGGCGGGCTGATCTCAAGAATGATGATGCCACGGAGGATCTCAAGAAAGCCGCCTGGTACATTAAGCGTGAACTCAAACGTCGTGGTGTACTTGAAGACACCCAGTCTTAAGGTATTCTTATGTCCCTGTAGCTCAGTTGGATAGAGCAAGAACCTTCTAAGTTCTTGGTCGCAAGTTCGAATCTTGCCAGGGACACCAATTTGCCAGTTTAGCTCAGTGGTAGAGCAACGGTTTTGTAAACCGTAGGTCGTCGGTTCGACCCCGACAACTGGCTCCATTTTTGCCTTCGTCTTGTGGCTTCCGATGTTGGCCACCACGAAACATCCATGCGAGTAGTTACAATGTATGGACAGTCAGGTACCACCACCCGTCTTAAAATATACGGATACTATTCCTCCAATTGCCTATTGGGAACAGCCACCTTATGGTGTTGTTCCGCCGGGAGGAGAATCTGGTTATAACCTTTCTAAGGATAGTGCCGAGGATTTCGACGTTAATTGGAAACCTGGTGGTAGTGGTGGCAGTGGTGCGGGAACCTCTGGCTTCAGTGGTACTAGTGGCTTCAGTGGCACCAGTGGCTTCAGTGGCACCAGTGGCACTGGCACCAGTGGCACCAGTGGTACTAGTGGCTTCAGTGGCGCTGGTACCTCGTTGGTTCTTGGCGCAGGAGTCGCCGACTCGCTCGCCGTCAACAACAACTCCCCGGGCGGATATTCACCTATCGACGGAACCGCGACGTTGACGAACAAGCGGGTCACTAGTCGTGCGCCCACTGTCACACAGTCTGCCACTCCGACCATCAACACAAATGTCACCGACGTTGCCCACATCACTGGGCTTGCGCAGGCGGTCACGTCCTTCACCACCAACTTGACGGGAACTCCAGTTGAGGGCGACATGCTGCGTATCGACATCACTGACGACGGAACTGCCCGTGCCATTACTTGGGGTGCGTCGTTCGAGAATGGGGCCGCGAACCTCCCGAGCACTACCCTGGTGAGTACACGCCTCGACATCACGCTTTACTGGAACACTGTTACGTCGAAGTGGCGCTGCATGTTCGCCGGGCCTTAAGTCCAACTAACTAACCCATGACTGGAGACATCACAGCAACAGTAAACGCCGACGGCTGGAGTGTGAATCTGGTTGTTGCCGGGTTCACTCGCGGGGCGGCATATTCCTTTGGATTCGATTCCACGGGTATGCCGTCCTCCACGACGCCCTACCTGTCCGTCACAACCACAGGCTACGACGCTTCGAAGAGTGTCACAACCCCGGTCCGCACAGCATATCTGACCAGCGTTGTGCGGTTCCCCTACGGAACGGTGTATCTCGCCGGAACTTATGGGGCCGGCACGTTCGCCGACGGAGAGACCATCACGCAGTCGGTCAGTGGCGCTACCGGAATCGTGGTCGGCTCACAAGCGTCAGGCACTCGATTGTATTTCCGCGCAGTCACCGGCACGTTCAACAACGTCAACGTCTGCACTGGTGGAACCAGCGGAGCGACGTTCACCAGCACGAGCACCATCACGACACCGACGCTCCCGACCAACGATGAGCTAGCCGATGTAACACCAAACCTAACCGTCCGTGTCGCCCTCTCTACACGGGTCCGCTCCACAGACACTGTGACCATCACGGCACCATCCGGGTTCATCGTCAACGCGGGTGGGTCCTCACAGAACAGCACGACCACGACTGCAGTAGCCGTGACCAACAGCAGCACGCAAACGCACCCTGCGGCGTTTGGTCAGTGGGCGCAGCGGCCATACGAGCGGTGGCAGAGCAACCCAACGCTGGCTGTGAGTGCGCGGCACATATATGGCGTTTCGGCGGTGGACATCATCCTGACAGACACCAACTCGAACACTGTCACCACCGCGGCCACTCTGCAGACGAGACTGCGTTCTGCAACCGGACTCTACGCCACCGAGTGGGCCGCGACCTGTGACCTGTCCACGCTGACGCAGGGCAGTGTAATCACAGCCCGCTATGTCATCTATCCGAACATCGGCGACAGCGCAGCAACGTTCGATAGCACGAACCAACCCACCAACGACAACAACCTTACGTTGGGGATTTGCAATTTCCCATACTGGAACGACAAGAACGCCAGCGCCGATGTTTACGCGGTGGTCAATTTCTCAACCGGTGTGGACGCATCTGGCGTTTCGTCCTCTACGCTGGCGACCGCCAATGCCTCGCCATACCTCACAATCGGAAAGGCACTCAGCGTCGGCACCGCGAACATCATCTACATCCGGTCCGGAACTGGTGGAGTTCTTGGAAGCACCGTTACGGCCCCTTCCTCGCTCGGTTACTGGAGGCAAATCAAGGTCTATCCCGGAGACGGAACAGTGACACTGCAAATCGCTGCGGTGAGCGTGTACAACACGCCCCATTTGAGCTACGAAGGCGTAACCATCCAGCTCAACGCAAACACATCGACGTGGTTCGATGGAGTCACTAGTGTGCGATACATCTCGTTCCTGAACTGCATGATGGACGCCAACGGGAAAACAAGTAACGGAGTCGTTTCCAGCTTTGGGTACAGGTCGGCCTGCGCCTACCTGTTTGGAAACACGTTCACTGACGGGAGCAAGTTCGGGTTGGCCAACAACCTTGTCATAAGGGTAGCGCATTGGTTTGATGGAAATCTAATACCGTGCGTTGCGGCAACTCATCCTGCAACTGTTTACCGCTTCGTTGGAAATAGCACCACCAATTTTGGGGTTCAGACAAGCAAGGAGGGTGCAACGACCGCCCCATTGAGCGACCCTCTTTTTATCGAATCGAACAAGTTGCTAGGAATCACCAGCGGCGCTACTGCCGGAATAAATGCTTACACACAACCCCACAACACGGTATATGGCATATCGTTTGTGAACAACGTCGTAGAAACTTCCTCGGGAACTCAAATAAGCGTGAAGATGTTCGGCGACGGCAACACCACAACAGCGCAGCAAATAGTCTTCTGGCACAACACGGTCACCGGTCAGCGGTTAAACCTTTGCTACAACGAAACCACAACGGTATCCTACCTCAAGAACAACGTCAGCTTTATGTTCAACGCGCTGGCTGGAGGTACCGCGGCCGGTGGCGTGAACATAAAGACCGACAACTTTGGCACACCCAACGGAAATAGGGTTGGCAACTGGGCGATTCTTTACGGTGTGGACTGCATGGCCAATGCCGAGGTCAATAGCATAGGGTTTAACCAAGCATATACGGGTTTTGGATGCACCGGAATCATGGATAACACCGGGCAAGCAAGTTCTTCCTTCGGAATTTGCAGGATGAGCTTCGCGGCGGACAACAGTGTTGTCGGTTCTGGAACTGGCCTCGGCGACTACCGACCACAAGCCGGCACCGCGTTACGCGGCCGTGTCCCGGCTAGTTACGAAATGCCCGGGTGGGACCTGCGCGGAAACCCGTACAGCCAGAATGGCAACGGAACCATAGGTGCTTATCAACTTGCTGGTGGAAGCAGCTTTGTTTAACGCAAACTGAGACAACAACCCGAGCCTGTGAACCTGGGTTCAATGCCGATGTTTCCCATGCGGCCCAAGAGTGGCCGTCAAATCACGACTAAGACGGACATCAAGGACACCATTTTTATGAAAATCGTACAGATAGGCTGCAATAACTGTGATGACCATGTCTTTGAGTTGGTTTCAAAGAACGCTGACTCCATTGAGACACTGATCGTTGTGGACCCTTTGGACAAATGTGTTGAGGTGGCCAAGCAGAAGTACGCCTTTCTGGCCGAGAGACTAATTGTAGTTCAGTGTGCAATCAGCCCCACTGTGGGCGTGGCTCCATTCTATCATCCGGTGGGTGATGACATGAGTGTGGTGGCCTCACTCTCCAAAGACCACATCTACGCTCACCACCACTCTGGCTTCACTCCAAAAGGACCCATCAATGAGACGTGGGTTCCTTGCCTGACAATCAACTCCTTTCTTGAGAGTTTTGTCTCTCTGCAAACTGGATTCCACCTCTATATTGACACTGAGGGCCAGGATGTAGACATCCTGCTTGGTCTGGACTTGTCTAGGTTCCGGGTGTCCAAAATTCAGTGGGAAAGCATGCACTCAGACGGACCTTTTAAGGTTGGCCCCAAAGCACAGGCTTTGCTACAAAAGTTGCACAAGCACGGCTATGCCTTTGATCTCTGTGACACCATGAACGTTGTGGCCATCCTGCCAGAATAATTGTTTACAAATCTTTAGGGTCCATGCAAGATGGGCCAGTGATCAAGCAAGCCATTCTCCCTGGCCTCTCAATGCCGATGTTTCCCATGCGGCCCAAGAGTGGCCGTCAAATCACGACTAAGACGGACATCAAGGACATCTTCACCCGTATGAAGAGTGGGTGGACTGTCCAGCTTAAGATCAACGGAGACCGTGCACAGGTGGGTGTCAATGAGAATGGCCTCCATGTGGCCAATCGCCATGGCGGGTGGTATGGCCTGTCTGTGGACACCGCAGAGTGGAAGTCCTTGCCACCTGGCACCCTGTTGGATGGTGAGATCTTCAAGAAGAAATTCTACCCCTTTGAAGTTGTGGCCTACGATGGACTAAGCATGGACCGCTCCACCCCAGCAGATCGTGAAGCCAAAGCCAGGTGGTTGTGTGAAAAACACGGAGTTAAGTGGCTATATGAACCCACGCAGGGTGTTCTATCAAAGATGAGGGAGAACATGCCAGTAATCGAGGGAGTGGTTCTCAAGATGGCAAACACTCCCTATTTGCCGCTGTCCACTGCCACACGTGAAAGTGATGCATGGATCAAGTGGAAGTGGCAGGGAGCCTAGTATTTATTCTATGCGAGCCAAAGATGTTATCGGTCAAGTCGTCAGTCAGACCACACAAGTAGAGCCTGACTCTGATGAGACCCAACTCACCTATGAGGATTGGGCAGAGCTTTCAAAAATCATCGATGAGACTCCACTAGTTACAATGCATGAATCTCAAATTGCATTGCGCTAAGGCGGTGTTAGATAGACTGGTGGAGTCTCGTGGTGTTACTGTTGTACCCAAGGAGTCGTTGTTGACCCAGCAGTTTGGTGTTGATTTCAAGGCATTGCCACCAGATGTCAAAGATGCCGTCCACGAGCGTTACCACCGCTGGCGCGAAAATCCACAGTCACTTAAGTTTGAGCACAAGTTTGGCAACAAGTTTGCTGTGGAGGTCACCCGTAAGATCCATGCCGTTTGTGAGATTAACGATGGAGTGGTTATATGGCACATGATCAAGTCATACGATGACTACGTAAATTTCCTAACCAGCCGCAGAGGCAAGAAGTTTAACAAGAAACCTTAACCTGTTCTTATAGCCATGAGGATTTTCGTGGCTGGACACAAGGGTCTTGTTGGATCCGCAATAGTTCGTGGCTTAAATCGAACTTGGGCCAATAGACAAAATCTACAGATCCTTACTTGTGATCGCCATGAAGTCGACTTGAGAGACCAGTCGAGTGTAATGGATTGGTTCAAGCAACACTCGCCCGATGTGGTCTATCTCACAGCCGCCACAGTGGGTGGCATTGTGGCCAACTCCACCCGTCCAGGTGACTTTATACTGGACAACCTTCAGATCCAAAACAATGTCATCCATGCCTCCTTGTTCTGTGACGTAAAGCGATTTGTCTTCTTTGGTTCCTCATGCATCTACCCAAAGATGGCCAAACAACCAATCAAGGAGTCAGAACTTCTGTCAGGACCGTTGGAACCCACCAACTCAGCCTATGCAGTGGCTAAGATTGCAGGTTACACCCTGTGTGAGGCCCTTAAAGTCCAGCATGGGTTCAACTATGTGGCACTCATGCCCACAAACCTCTATGGACCCAATGACAACTACTCTCCCATTGCGTCCCATGTCATTCCTGGGCTTATCGCCAAGTTGCATGCGGCCAAGACCAAGGGTGAACCCACTTACTCGTGTTGGGGCACAGGTTCGGCCCTTAGAGAGTTTCTTTACTCAGATGATTTAGCTGACGCAGCCATTTGCTTGGCTGACATGGGTGAAGTGAGTGGCCTTGTCAATGTGGGCTATGGTTCGGATGTTTCAATCAGAGAGCTGGTCCATAAGGTGGCCAAAGTTGTGGGTTACAAGGGTGACATAGTGTGGGACGCCTCTAAGCCAGATGGAACACCTCGAAAGATACTTGACTCCAGTCGTCTTAGAAATCTGGTCCCATGGACTCCTAAAGTGAGTCTGGACATCGGTTTGCCAATGGCCTATCAAGACTTTCTTGCTAAGTCAATGCGTACTTAGGCCATGAAGTTTGCTAAGCTGATTATTGAGGAGGAAGTTGCTGGTGACAATTCTATTATCACCGATCTTCGCAACCAGGGTTTTACTGTTGAACCTAATGATGAGGGTTCAGACCTCTATACTGTCCGTAAGAATGGCCAATCTGCCTTGTTGGACCTATCCACTGAAGATGGCATGACGTCGTCGTTGCAAACGATTCAGGCTGCATTTAGACCACAACCAAATCCTGTGGTGGGTCAAGAAGAGGACCCTGATTACGATAACGGCCAGGATTACCCCATAATGGGTCAAGGCACCGACCACAAGTTGGCCCAACGAGTGGCGGCCATGGGTGAGTCTGCAAGAACCAAGCTGCCTGTTCAAGCCACGTCTTCAGCCAGTGGTAAGACCTACCACCACGACGTCTATCTGGTTCAGCCTGATGTGGCAGTGGCTAAGATGCAGAAGATGGTAGGCAAGACTGCTCAACCCATAGTTCAGATTGATAAGACACCTGGCAGTTGGTACATGAATGACTTTATGAAAGGCAGTGGACCACTATCCATTGATTTTGGGTCTGGATGGACACTGGTTAATGCTGATGAGATTCGTGATGCTTTGGTGAGTCAACAGCGTTCGTCTGGCGAACAGTCCTTCTCTGAATCGAAAAAAGGACTCTGGCACAACATCCAACAGAAGAGAAAGCGGATGGGCAAGAACTACAAGCCTGCCAAGCCAGGTGAAAAGGGCCGCCCAGGGGCCAAAGCTTGGAAAAATGCTCAAGAATGATTCTTGATCCTGGCCAACTCAGCTCTGAGTTTTTGTAGGCTCTTTGTGATGTGAATTGTGGGTTGATTAAGGTCATCACACCGATCGAATTCCTTTTCAAGCTGCTCAATTTCGTCACGAAGTTTTGCAGCCCGCTCGTTCTTAGCATCTTTTACCACCAGTTGGTCTATAAGTAACTTGGCCTTCATCTCACTTTTGTTTTCTTGAATTTCGTTCATCAAGAAATCAAAAACTTGATCCATATTGTTTTTTGCTTCAGACACGTGATACGTGATCTGCCGCCCAATCGTGGCCATCTTTAATTATTGAGTCTAACTCATCGGGATTGATTCTTAACAACATTTCACACTGTCTTTGAATCTGTTGTAAGTTACCAAAAAACATGTAGTTTTCTTGGCCTTCATCACCTTCATTCAAAGCTTTGGCATTCATCTTAACCTACATACAGTAGTTAGGATGTATGTCAGACAACTTTGATGTCGAGGTGCCAGATATCCCCCTTCCAGAGGAGGAGAAAACCATAGAGATTGAGGACACTTTTAAGGGTGCCTTCAAATTTGCCGTTATTGGTGCTGGCCAGGGTGGTGGTCGCCTGGCCCAGACTTTTTGGAACATGGGGTACAAGCGTACTGCTGTCATCAACACTTCGGAACAAGATCTGGCCACCATTGACATGCCAGATGACAGAAAGCTTCTGATTGGCACTGGCGGTGCTGGCAAGAACCCAGCTGTGGCGGCCTCACTCATCAAAGACAAGAAGGAAGACGTCCTTGATTTCATGCGTCGATCCTTTGGACCAGGTTTTGACCGAGTGTTCTGTTGTGCATCAGCTGCTGGTGGAACTGGATCTGGTACCCTGTTGCACTTGATCGACGTGGCCATAGAGCTGCAACAATCCTTAAAGACCACAAGCCAAAAGGTGGGTGTGGTGTTGGCTTTGCCAAAGATCTCTGAGGGCCAGAAGCTTAATGCCAATGCGTACAACGTTCTTCGTGATGTCTTTGCATTGGTTGAGAAAGGCATTGTTTCACCTCTGATCCTTGTAGACAATGAGAAGATCTCCACCCTCTATCCAAAACTGGCTGTTGACCCATTCTGGGACACTGCCAATCGTAGTCTTATCTCGCTGTTCCACCTTTTCAATCTTACATCCATTCGTGAGAGCCGCTACACCTCGTTTGACCCATCCGATCTTAAGACGATTCTCGACTCAGGCCTTATCACCTTTGGTGCAACGCCTGTAGAGAATTGGAAAGATGCCACTGGCATTTCATTTGCCATTCGTAACTCATTGAAGAAAAATATCCTCAGTGGAGGTGTTTCCATTGAGACTGGCAACACTGCAGGTGCCATGATCATTGGCTCAGAGGAGGTACTAGGCCAGGTGCCACAGGTAAATCTTGACACTGCCTTTGAGCAACTGACTAGAATCCTTAAGCCTGGAAACACCGTTCATCGCGGGATTTATCGTGGCAACAAACCTGGCTTGGTGGTCTATACCATCATTGGTGGTTTGGGCCGACCCACTGACAAGTTGGCCGAACTTAGAAAATTTGGCAACGTGATTGACTCAGCTGAACCATGGCCTAAATGAAATCTATCGTCAATAAGATCCTACAAGAGGAGTTGGAAGCCACCATAAACGTGGAATCAAAAACAGTCACAGTCTATTTCCAGTAATCTGTTCTAAGTGTCATGAGCGTTGTAGGATTCCTCAAAAACATGACACTGTTTGCTCGAAAGGTTCCGGGCTACCACTCATTTTGGACTGAGCCCATGTCCAAGGTTGAGATGCAGGACTACGAATTGGTGTCCTTGATTGCTAGTGTCTTGTACTACAAGGCCCACTCAGGCCCAATGTACTTGGTCTCTGATCGAAGAGGCATTGACTACCTTAACTCTCTTCGACTCACGGCCATGTATGACAAGGTAATCGAGCTGGAGGTTGACAAGACGATAAATCCAAAGATTTTCTGGGCCGCAGGTAAGATCTTTGCACATGCTCAAATGCCCTGTCCTTCTGTGTCTGTGGACATGGACGCTATTGTTTGGAAGCCAGTCTACCGTGTGGCTAACTCCTCCGTGGCCGTGGGTCTACACACTGAGCCAACTGACTGGCCACCATACAAAAACAGATGGCCATCAGTTGTGGGTCCTTGGTCTGATGTCAACCCTCAGGGTGTTGAACCCATCAACACTGGTCTACTGGCCTTTCTGGACGCAGACTTTAAAAAGCAATACATCGACTCCTGCATGTCTTTCATGAGGGACTTCTCGTCCTCAAAGATTTCAAGCCAAAAGGTGGATTGGACTCACGGACCAAGCTACGTGGATGAGATGGTCTTTGCTGAGCAGATGATTCTACCACTGATCGCAAAGAAGATGCGTCGCTCAATCAAAACGGTCACCTCATATGATAGGTTCAGTGACCACATGTCTGAGAATTCTAAGGTTACCCACCTTTGGAATTCTAAACGTGGTTACCGTGACCACTCCAGGGCCAGAGAGGCGTTTGTCCACGACATGATTGACATGCTTCTGCATGACTTTCCAGAGTCTAGAAAATTTATTGCCAGTTCTGGTGTTGCCACCATGGCCGTCAGAGACTCTAACACAGGGGCCGTTCGCTACTCCAAGCAAGGTGAGTGGGTTCTGCCCGGTGAGGAAATTGAACACCTGTGAAGGGCATCATCCTACTGGGTGGTTTTGACAACCATCAGAGGTCAATACTGGTCCGTGAATTTAAGAAGGTCGGCGCATCAATCATTCGCGCCCATGATAAGAGGTCTCTCAACGAGGATCCCTTCTTACACTTTACAGCTGCGTTCAAACTTGCGTCAAAGCTAAGCAAGAAAAAGTTGGTTGTTATCACCTCCTCATGGGTGGATGTCCTCAGCCACATTCTTGGCGCTTCTAGTGTCACTGAGCTTGAACGCAATAACAAGAACCACCAGACAAAGGTTCTGAATGCTTGGATCATTGTAAGTCGCATACTAGACCGAGTCGCCTTGCGACATGGAGCCTTGTACTTCTTGTCGCAAGGTGCCACTGAGTTGTCTGACGCTGCTTTTAGAGGTTTTTCAAACAGGCCTGATGTCCTCACTTGGGACCGAAGAGTAACAAGCGTTAAAGACGTCACACTGACTCTGTCCATGAACAAGTGTGTTCAACCTGAAGGTTTTGACTCCATGAACCTCAGCGGCAACATCGCCGACCCCAAGTACTTTTTTGTTGGCGACCAGATCAACCAGAAGTTCAAGAATTTCAAGCACTGGCCATTTCATGACGACTCGGCCTCAGCATTTTTCATCACGTCAATTCTCCAAGAATTGGGTGTACCCGAGGAAAACTTGGCGTGGTCTAATGCAAACCATGAAAATGACTCCTCAGTTATCCAACGTTTTTTGGAGAATCGAGGTGCCCGCGTCATTGCTCTGGGTAAGGAAGCCACGAAGCGTTTGCAATCCCTTGGCATAACTCCAGAGTTCTCTATACCACATCCTTCATGGGCCAAACGATTTAATAAACGAGATGAATATCTCCAATCACTATCGGCAATTCTTCAGAAAGACAATTCATTCCGCATACAGCTATCTGCTGCGGAGTGTGCTATACCATCCTGAATACATCTCGTCACCTCGTGGCAAGATGGTTCATGAGATCACTGATGTGTCCTTTCGTGTGGATCATCCAGTGTCAGAACCGATCATCACTGCGGACACCAAAAGAAATAAGGTCCTGGCTGATTACTTCGATAAGGAGAAGGCCGTGTATGACTCAATGACCAATGATGCCAATGAGTTTGGAAAGGCGAGTAAGTTCTGGCTCAACCTTGCTAATCCAGATGGTACGGTGAACTCGGCCTATGGTCACTTGATCTGGCAAGTTCCTTCATTGGGACACCCTGACTTTGAGGAGACTGTCACAGGCAAAGGGGTGATGAGAACACCCTGGGAATGGGCTGTCCACTCCTTGAAGAAAGACATCCACACTCGTCAAGCGGTGGTTCCATTTGCAATGCCACACCACTACTGGGATGGCAACAAGGACCAAGTGTGCACAATGCATGGGGTCTTTCACATTCGTGAGAGCCGACTCAACCTCAGTATGGTCATGAGGTCCAACGACCTGGTACGAGGACTAGCCTATGACATGCCATGGTTTATCTTGCTTATGGACCGAATGGTTGAGGAGTTGAAGCCAGTCTATCCAAGTCTTACCAGGGGCCACTACACTCACACGGTGCACAGCGCCCACATGTACATGGAAGACTCAGAGAAAGTCAAGCGCATGATTGGCACCCACAGCTTCGACGGCAATCTTGAAAATTGACCGATTGTTCCACATGGAACAACTCATTTTCTCAATGCCAGGCGCAGCGAAAATGGCCTGGTGAAAATTATTCAAGAATTTGTTTACAAACTCCCAGCACGGAGTATACTCCTACCATGCAAACGCTACTCCGCAAGATTGGTTTTGAAGTTGAATTTTCCTGCCCGGTAAATCCTCTGAGCGAGATCAACCGAGTCCTTCAACGCATGGCCGAGCCAGTGACACTGGCTGGCTACTACCGCCACTCAGTTGGCACCGCTTGGGATCTTAAGCTTGACGGCTCATGTGGTTACGAGATTGCGTCACCCATCATTGACTCCTATGAATCCCTAGTCAAAGCCTCCAAGATCGTTGATATTGTCAAGCGTGCTGGTGGCACAGTCAACCCCAAGTGTGGTCTTCACGTTCATGTTGACATGAATGGTGTGGATGCAGAGAAGTTTGAGCGTGTTATGCGCTTTATGTCACGGTACGAAGAAGCATTCTTCCTTTTGGCTGACGCATCCCGCCAGAACAACGATTATTGCCGAAAACTCTGTGGCCAAGACAAACTTATCAAGGCTGATCCCACCCAGTTTCGCAGCGCATGGCGAGAAAAGCGTTACTGGCTTAATGGCACCCACCTATCCGGCCAAGGTACTCTTGAGTTTCGTCTGATGGCCTCTCACCTGGAAGCAGAGTACATCGTGGGTTGGGTGCTTTTCTTGCTCCACTCCATCAACTATCTCCTTAAAGGCAAGCATATCAGCTGGGGCAAGGCAAAGTGTGCAAGTGATCGAGACTTGCTTCAAACCATGCTAGGCCAAGCTGGATTCTATGGTCCTTTCAACGATCGTGACAAGTCCACCATTGTGGCTGCTCGCAAGTGGGCCCTCTCAACCTACACTGCAAAAGTTGGCCAGTCTGACCATCGAAGCAAGGCCCCCACCATTCAACAGTTTGAGGACCTTGCTGAGCGACCCATTGGCCAGTCTATTTCCTTGGATGAAGCTTTTGGACCTTCTCCAGCCTTCTTTAGCCCTTCCTCAGTGTCATCCGTGGATGCAAGACCCACTCCTCGAGTCCGTCGTCCTCGTCAACCACGGGCCGCCACACCTTAAATCACGCAGGCCACAAAGGCTTGGAGTCCAAAGAAGGATCCAAGCTTTTTGTATTTCCAGCCCTTGCTGGCTAAGTAGCTCTCATTTTCAGGGGTGTCTGATGCCATGACCATGGTTTCAGACGCCAGAGAAATGTCCCTGAGAACGTCCAGGCTGTCTACAAAGGCAAATTTGATTAGTGGTCCAACATTGGTCAAGATTCCAGTCGTGCAAGGAAAAATCGTGGCGTTCAAATAGTTAGTGAGGAACAGCCCAAATTCTTCTGAGGTCCACTTTGAGTGAACCACTCCAGCATGGTAGCCCATCTGGTCAATGAGACGGAAGACGCAAAGCAGCGACCCCAGTTCGTCCATTCTATCTAGAAAACTCCCCTGGTACTGCCGCTTAACTTGGCCCAAAACCAGTTCCTTTCCATGGGCCGTTTCAATGCCATAGGCATGGTGAAAGTTGGCCGGATTAACCCTGTTCACAGGCCCTGGTTTACCTGGAATGGGTTCGTTCCAAGTTGAAGACACCGGTTTGAAATCTGGCCAGGTGCAGTAAACAGCTGCATTTTCGTGGTGTTGATCAGCTGTGTAGAATGGTCCTTGGATTCTTGGCAGGTCTAACCAGGGTCTTAAAGCCTGTAACGACAGCCTGTCCATCAACATCACACCTCCATTGAAGTGGACCTTATTTTCAAGGTTTCCCCAGGTTTTTAGCCAAGCACTAAACTTTTTCTCGTCCTCATACTTTATTGCTCGGTCTTCTGCAGCATGGAATCCCACTGGGAAAGCATCGAATATAGAGGGCGCATCTGGGCTGATGAAAACGTCTATGTCAATCATCAGAATCTGGTGCCAATGTGGGTCATTCAAGGCCTTCTTCAGCACATTGAACCGTTCCCAATTGGGTGGGTCTTCACGAGTGCTGGTGGTGATGTGGACGTCTGCTTTACACTTAGCACCATAGGCCACAATTGATTGTAGAGTATGATGGGAGTATTTCAGCGCATCACCCATGGCAATTACGTGGATCACTCTTTTCACGAAAAGTAGAACTGGCACGGTTTCCATGGGAGGTAGTTAAGGCGTGAATGAGATAACCATAAAGGGCCCACGTTCGTCCAGTGATACGAACCTGTCAGCCATGCGCTTTCATGAGCTGGCTGTTCAGTACTGGTGTAACAAAGTCTTTCAGGTTCAAGATGGCTATCCAGTCCCGGTGATATTTGCCCCTGTCATGGATGCATACTCACAGTTTCAAAATCTGTGGAAGGATCCCAACAACCCCTTTGCGTATCTGTTAGACCTGAAAGACTCCAATGGCCAGCCCCTGTATGAACCATACCCTGCCAACATAAGGTACCCCCTGTTGTCAATCCAGCGCAAGGACTGGTCATTCCGTAGTTCTCAAAACTACACTTTGCATCCAGCCAGAATCTATGGCTGGGCCACTGATGTGGATGTCCCCACAAAGAATGATCTGGCCTATGTGATTCAACGCCAAAGGCCCATGGCGTGGGACTTCAAGTACCAAATCGACTTCTTGTGCCTCAGACCAGACACGCAAGCCTATTTTGTGGAGTGCTTGATGGGTGAGTTTTGGCGGTCTGGTGGGCCAGAACCACAGACATGGATTGAGGTGCCCTACCCTGAATGGTTTGGCACACGCTATATTCGTGTGAGACTTGTCGGTGGTGCTTGCCAGAATATGACACAGGAGGCGCCACAAGCCAATAGCATAACTGAGTTTCGCACGTCATTAACCATCGTGGTTGAGGGTTACAAGCTTGATGCTGATTATGACCTTGTTCCAGCTTTCTGGAAGCTCAAGGTAAACAGCACAGCACCCATGGCCCCACAAGATTTAGCGTGGATCTATGGTGGAACTGCTCTTGACTTGAGAAGCCTGGAAGAAAACCAGGTGTTGGATACCAGAAGCCCATTGCCACCCAATGGCCAATTCATTGCTATACCAACATTTACCACCGCATTTGATGACTTTTCAATCTATGAGAAAGGTGTGGCCAACAACATGAGTGGTGGAGTATTTTTGAAAGACCAGTGGCAAGTTGTGAACCTAGCCTCTGATCCAGCGGCCATTGTTGTCAATGATGATCGCAAGTCATTGGCCCTCTATCAGTCGTCGATCTACAGAAAACTCGCTTTGGGTTCATTCACAAAGGTAAGAGTGGCGATCTCATGCTCTATGAAAACCACTCAATCTATCAGCACTTCATTGGGCGTGGGTCTGTGTGATAGTTCTGGAAGCCCGTTAGGCACATCAACCAAATTGTTCATGGGGGTGATTTCTGATAACCTGACATACAACAATGATTTCGACCCGGCTATTTTAGCCGGTGGCACCTATGATCTCTACGGGGAATGGAATACTGGAGCAACATCAGATGCTGAGCGGCCCACGTCCAATGTGCCATATTTTGCACCTTTGTCGGGAGCATATCGGCGTTCAACAATCATCGCAGATATAGAGGTTGTAAACTCATCAACCTTTCAAATTCAAGCCTGGTTTCTTAACATGGATTTGGCCCGGATAGACATCACAGACAGCAAGTTTAGTGAACTTGTCCAGCAGCCCGATGCTCTTTCCTTAGACGGCATTTTGCTTCAAAATGGAGGTTCTGTAAGTATCACTAGCGGCACACCCTATGGTACATTGGATGCAATTAACATTTATTGGTCTGGGCCCTCTGCTCAGCCCATGTTGGTGCACTCAGTCGCCGCTGTAAAACTGCAGTAATCCCCTCCCCGTCTAATTCTATCCTTTACTATGTCAACGTTGACCATTGGCCGTGTATTCTCAATTCCAGAAACAAGTCCCTATGACCAGATCAAATGGACCAAGAAGACAGTCGCAATCACTGACGATCGTGGCAAGACCCTCTTTGAACAGAAGGACATTGAAGTCCCTGAATCTTGGACTGATCTGGCTGTAAAGATTGTGGCCAGCAAGTATTTCTACGGGGCTCCAAACACCCCTGAGCGTGAGAATTCTGTCAGTAAGTTGATTCACCGTGTGGCCAACACCATCGCCAACTGGGGCGTTCAATCTGGTTACTTTGATGAGGCCAATGGCCGAGTTTTCTATGATGAACTTTCAGCCCTGTGCCTGAATCAGTATGGTGTTTTCAACTCACCCGTGTGGTTCAATGTGGGTCTCTGGCACGAGTATAAAGCCGGTGCTGGTGGCACCTCAGGAGGTTGGGCTTACAACTATGAGACTGGCCAAGTTGAGAAGCAGACGCTGCCATATCTTCGTCCTCAAGGTTCTGCATGCTTCATCCAAGGTGTTGAAGACAACATGGACTCCATCATGTCTCTTGCCACCAGTGAGGCCATGTTGTTCAAGTTTGGCTCTGGCACAGGTACTGATTTGACAACCATTCGCTCCTCCAAAGAGCGTCTCTCTGGTGGTGGCCGTCCATCTGGTCCGATGTCATTCCTTAAAGTCTATGACCAAGTGGCCAACACAGTCAAGTCTGGGGGTAAGACTCGTCGTGCAGCGAAGATGAACACTCTTCGTGACTGGCATCCTGACATTGAGGAGTTCATCGTTGCTAAGATGGGCGAAGAGAAGAAAGCCCAAGCTCTTATCAAAGCTGGCTATGATGGGTCATTCAATGGTGAAGCTTACGGAACGGTGGCTTTCCAGAATGAAAATCTCTCTGTACGCGTCAGTGACGAGTTCATGCAAGCGGCCATAAATGGCGAGAAGTGGTCAACTCGTTCAGTCACTTCAGGCGAAGTTATCGAGGAGAAGGACGCCTCTAAACTTCTCGATCTGATAGCTGAAGGAACTTGGGTCTGTGGTGATCCTGGACTCCAGTATGATGGCGCCATTCAACGTTGGCACACTTGCAAGGGCACAGAGCCGATTCACTCCACGAATCCTTGCTCTGAGTACATCTTCATCAACAACACAGCCTGCAACCTGGCTTCGTTGAACTTGATGAAATTCCGGGATGAGACGGGAACCTTTGACGTCGAGAAGTTCAAAGCAGCCTCTCGCATTTTCATTTTGGCCCAAGAGATCCTCGTTGACTCTGCCTCCTATCCCACGAAGCTGATCGCTGAGAACTCTCACATCTTCCGCACACTGGGTCTTGGCTATGCTAATCTTGGCTCACTCATCATGAGCTACGGGTTGCCATATGACTCAGTTGAAGGCAACACCATGGCCGGTTCTATTGCCGCTCTGATGACAGGCGAAGCCTACAAGATGTCAGCACAGATCGCCGCCATCAAGGGACCCTTTGATGGATACAATGACGCTCACTGCAGTCATGTTAAAAACCCCATCAAGGACTCAAACAAAGACGCCATGTTGGAGGTTATCCATGCCCACCGTGAAGAGGCTGAGAAGTTGTTCAATAAGAATGTCAGTCTGCCACAAAATCTCAACAGCATTATTGATGAGGCCACGAAGTCCTGGCAGCATGCTGAGAGTCTTGGAAAACAGTGTGGCTATCGCAATGCTCAAGTCACTGTGGTTGCTCCAACAGGCACTATTGCCTTCATGATGGACTGTGACACCACTGGAATTGAACCTGACATTGCCTTAGTCAAGTACAAACAACTTGCCGG